GCTTCTGCCATGATATTTTGTTATCTATCTACTATATATAGATTTCCTGATATTGATACTCTGTATTCGTCTGAAGTGTAAAATGGATTGACTCCGTGATACATTCTGGATGGAAATAGTGCCATCTTCCATTCCCATGATTTATCTAATGGGATATGTTGAGCATCTAGTCCTCCTAAAGGACTATTCCATTGAAACTGAAAAGATGCTGTCTCCTGATTATTACATTCTTTATATCTCTCCATCTCTTTCTTCATATCATATGGGATTACCACCCAAATAGCAAACGAAAAAATACCAGAATGAATATGTATAGGATTAAAATCATGTTTCTTTTGATAGTTGACCCATAATTTTTTCAATTCAAAGTCTACCTTCTCAGGATCATGATGTTCTTCTCCTCCACCCATACTAAGTGTAGTTCCAAACTCTTTAATGTAATTCCAACTTAAATCTTTTGTGAACTCTTTGGTATGTTCCCTTATAGGAAGATGCCAAGATTGTTCAAGATGCCCACCTAAAGTATTGCGAGCATCATCACCTCTTTCATTTATACAATTTTCTAACTCAGCACGAACTGCATCGGGAACTTCAGCGAAGATCCAACCAGGTGATCTAATCCACTCTGGTCGCCAAAGATAGTTATCATTCATTAACTGGTTTCTTTTTACCTATGTTATACTTAGACTCAAGCATCCAATCATGTTTTTCTTTGTATGCTATGACCTTGATTTGACTCAAAGGTGCAGCGTCTCTAACTTCTTCTTCCTTAACGATCTCTACTAGACCCCAATCTGATAGAAGT